CAATCAGCATTCGCAGCTTGTCCTGGTCATCAATCAAATCTCCCCATTGGAAAGATTTTGGCGTTACACGCCTTCTGGAATGAGGCGTATCGACTAATGGTGAATCCGCATGTCGGGATGTCACCAGTTGGGCAGCGGTTGCTCCCAGCTGTTCCATATAGACCTCTTCACCGCGTTTGCCGGTTTCCAAGGTGGTCAAGTCGCAGCGGGTCAACAAGCACCTGCCGCAACACCGCCAGCGCAACAGGCTCAAGCTACGCCGAGCGCTACACCAGCTACAGCGACGCCGCCAGCAACGCAAGCACCCGTAACACCTGCGCACGACTTGGTACAACCTCAAACACCTGGTAATGCTACACCACCACCAGTACTTGAAGCACCTGTAGCGACTCCACCAGCCGAGCCGAGCTACGATGTACAAGGCACTGTGTACACAAAGTCACAGTTGCTTAAAATGCCGGGCTGGACTGAAGCGCACTTAGCGGGTTTAACGCAAGTTTAATTTTAACGCCCCGCTTTGTGCGGGGCTATATTTTAAGGAGTCCGACATGCCGAAACATATGAAACGTTGGCAATGGTGGGTAGCTTTAGTAATACTAGCAATACCTCTATGCATCACAACACTTATACATTACATAGGTGTATTTCTAGAATTTACAGGTGATAAGCTTAGGTTGATGGATTTTGATGCACCTAAATGGATGTCACGCGTGGTTGATTGGGGAGTGGGTGAATAATGCGATATAATATAAAATTGGTTACGGAATGGGCGCACAATAAGGGTTTGGTCGGTACAAGTAATCAAGCCGTGTGTGCTCAATTTATCAAAGGTGTTGAGGAAGGTGGGGAGATATTCGACGCTATTCTCAACCGTGACAAAGACGAGCTAATCGACGCGATAGGCGATCGTTTAGTCGTTGCGACCATCGAGTGTCTTAACGCTGGTTTAGCTCCTGTCGATTACATCAAGCGTGTTCGTTGTGACTGTTGGGCACTTTACGAGTCTTTCGAAGAAGCTGTTAAACAACCAGCAGCTAAACAAGTAGCCATGTTATACGGTGCAGCTCAAGGTCGTCTAGCTCGCTCAGTCGCTAAACAACAACCAATCGATGATAACATGATTCAGATTATACGTGAGCTAAACACACTTGCGACTGTAATGTGTGTGGACATCGGCGAATGTTATCGCATCGCTTACAACGTGATACGTAACCGCACAGGTTCAACGGTTGACGGGGTCTTTGTAAAAGACGAATAACAACTACCCGTCACACCGAAGCGTAACGGGTTTTTTTAATAGGTGTCGCAAGTGAAGAAATTAAAAACATTTTTAGGTTGGTTTACAGGTCTTAGCATTTTTTGTTATGTCATGGTGTTGATACAAGATTATGAAGATAAACAGGCTGCTATTTGCGAGAGTAAAGGTATGGTCATCGTTAGACATCACCAAGGTAAAGCGTATTGTACTGTTGGTACGAGGGAGGGTCTATGAAATATCTTTCACTGTGTGCGTGTGAGAAAACCTATCCGGGCGATATGGACAACTGTCCGCATTGTGGCGAGCCTGAATGGGCGTCAAGTCACGCACCGATTAACCCGCGCGACTATTGTTACGACATCGAGGTTTATCCCAATGTATTCACCGTTAAATTTATCCACATAGCAACCGATACGCGCTGGAAGTTTGAAATCTCGTATAGACGTAACGACCTAGTCGAGCTTATCGCGTTTGTATGGCAACTTAAAGCATGTAACGCGCGCGGCGTCGGTTACAATAACGTTGGGTTCGATTATCCTGTGTTACACCGTATCGTTATGCAGCAAATGAACGACCCCCGCGCTATTTACGATTTAGCGATGAAACTTATCAAAGGCTCGAAGGACGAAAAGTTCGCGTTACAAGTTTGGGATCGCGACAGACTCTTCGAACAGTTAGATTTGATAATGGTGTGGCATTACAACAAAGAAAACCCTGTCACCGGTACAGAACCAACAAGTCTTAAAGCGCTTGAGATTGCGATGCGCATGGATGATGTAGAGGACTTACCGTTTGACGTTGGTACAGTCTTAACGGACGAACAAATCGACGAACTCCACAGGTATAACGAGCACGACGTTATCGCTACGATATTTTTCTACGTGCGATCATTGACGCAAATTAAACTGCGTGAAGAGTTATCAACCACGTTCGGTAAGAATTTTTTAAACCATTCAAATACTAAAATGGGTGGTGATATTCTTATACACGAATGTGAAAAGGCGGGGATCGAGTTTTTCGACCGTGTCGGTAATAAGCGCGTCAAACGCCAAACGATACGCCCGTCTATTAATCTTGGTGAATGTATATTCCCTTACGTGCGTTTCGAACGTCCAGAGTTTGAAGCTGTGCGTGCGCTACTAGCGAGTAAAACAATCACCGAAACGAAAGGTGTGTTTAAAGGTCTTAACGCTGATGTGGACGGATTGAAGTATTATTTCGGAACGGGTGGTATTCATGCGAGCGTTGAGTCTCGTATATTTGAATCGAACGAAACGCATCAAATAATCGATGTTGATGTCGCCAGCTTCTACCCAAACTTAGCAATTAAAAACCGTCTACATGCTGAGCATTTAGGTGTGGAGTTTTGTAACGCCTATGAGGGGGTTTATCATACTCGTAAATCGTACCCTAAAGGCTCGCCAGAAAACGCGGCGTATAAAGAAGCACTTAACGCCAACTATGGGAACAGTAACAACGCTTATAGTGTGTTTCTCGATCCTAAATTCACAATGTCGATTACGCTTAACGGTCAGTTATTATTGTGTATGCTCGTTGAGCAGATGATAAAAATACCAGGTCTTGAAATGATTCAGGCCAACACAGATGGTATCACCTACTATTGCCCACGCGAACACATTGAACACACACGCGCGTTGTGTAAGTGGTGGGAGCAATTGACGTGTTTAGAGCTTGAAGAGGCTCAATATTCACGCATGTTCATCCGTGACGTTAACTCATACATCGCTGAGTACGAAGGGGGCGGGTTAAAACGTATCGGTGCTTACGCTCATGAACGCATGGACGAAAACCCAGGGACACGAGAAGTACCTTACGGTAAAGACCCCAGCGGGCTAGTCATACCTAAAGCAGCCGAAGCGGCGTTAGTACACGGTGTGGATATTCGCACGTTTATCGAAAACCACGCAGACGATTACGACTTTATGTGTCGTGCCAAAGCGCCACGCTCGAACCGTCTTGTAATGCGTTGGCCTGAATACGACAACGCCGAGATAGATTTAGCGAATATAGTGCGCTACTACGTATCGAATAGCGGCGGTTCACTCGTTAAGATCGCACCACCTACAGGCGAGTTAGGCACGTGGAAACGCGCCGCGAAGGTATCGGACGAAACATACGCGGCGGTGCTTGCTGAGATTAACGGGACGGGTGGCGACGTGGACGCAGCGGGCGTACCGTGGGATGAGCGTATCCACACTAAAAACCGTAGCAAGCACGGTATACGTGAAATGGGGGTGTGTGTTGGCTGGCGCGTAACGGACTGTTCAAACGTTAAGAATTTCGACCGCTCGACGGTTAATTACGATTACTACGTGCAAGAAGCTGAAAAACTAGTTAAACCCTTATTGACAACCCCGTCACTATAGACGATACTATCCGAAAGCGTCACATTCCGTGGCGCTAATTACACAAGGTGAACGAGTATGGTTATCGTGAAATGTAAGAAAATATTATTACGCAAAGAAGGTTATGACGTGGACACCGCGGGTATGGTGTGTAAATGCGGATGTTCTAAAATGGATGTTGATTTATCATGAGAGCGTCACATTCCGTGGCGCTAATTAACAGAGAGTCAGACTATGAAAATACAGATATTATCTATATCAACCGAACACTACCCTTTAGTTAAGGTTAAACTACCTATCGTAGTGGAAGCTGTTCAGAGTCACGGTTACTATATGGTTGATGCGTCCGAACTTGAAAAAAACGGCGCTAGCTTACCGAGCGACTGTTATGAAGTCGTGTTTTCACAAGATGAGGTTTCAGTAATCCCGACTAATGTGAAGATTGGTAACGAAGTGACAGTTAAAACTAACCACCATCCGTGGCGCTAATTACACAAGGTTTAAAAATATGAAAGAATTACGTAACCCTTATCCTGAATCTGAAATGACAATGCTGGAAGATTTTGAGCGTATGGTCGAGTCTGGAACGTTAGAGTTGGAAAAAATAGCCGAGAAATCCAAAGAAGAATGTGAATTAAGGATGCTAGAAGTGTTACGTAGCGCTAAAATATCAGGCGAATCGAGAGCGTCAGAGCTGCGAGGAGCTATTAAAACTTTGAGTGATATAAATGAATCGTACTTGAATGAGTTAACCACACTCGAAGCACGTAACGCCGAGTTACTTGAAGCGGTTAAGAAAGCGCACGAAATACTATTACACGAAATGGATAACGGACGAACGCCGAGCATGTTACAAGGCGTTGGGCTTGGTTATTTCGAAGACATCATCGCGGGTCTTGACGTCGCTCAATCCCGTCGCGGGTGATAACACTTTCCATCATCGCAGCGAGCGCGTCGATTTGCATTCTCGATTGGCGCGCTTCTTCCGCACGGTGCGCTAATTCTTCTTCACGCCTAATCTCTTCTTTACGACTCGACGAAATCTTAAAACAAATACCAGCGATTAAAGAAATGATACTCACGAGTAAACCTATCACAACCGCATATTCATTTATCAGACCTATCGCGCTAGTCGTCGCTACGGTTGCGGCGGTCGCTCCTGAGCCGATAATGTTTGCATTGGCTGCATCGGGTAAATGTGCGCTCATGTTCTTTTATTCCTCTGTAAATGTAAAATGCCACGTATATGAACTGCAATAGTATCATGATTAACATGCCATATCGCGCTAAAAACTCCAACAAACTGACAAGTGACAAGGCCATAAATCACCGTTTCATAATTATTATAAATTAAAACGTGTTCCCCTTGTGTGACATCGTAAGCAAGCATTACGTAACTACACAATATCGCTAATTGTATAAAAGCCTGATAGAAACCGATTGTCGTTCGTGGAATACATGCGAGCACCGCTACAGCGGTTGTACCTATTGTACTCAACAAGTATAACGTATTACCATTTTTATCGCAAAGTACAGTTATAATTAGTAAAAAAGTGTTAAGACCGCACAGGAGCATACACACGTAACGTACTTTGGGGTGAATAGCGAGTAGCCCGAAGGCCACCGCTAGTAAGGTGAAGAACATGTATGTGCTCACACTAACATCTCCACGTATATACCTTCATTGCGAGAAAATACATCAATGTCAATCACGTGGAACGACCATTGAGAGTTATGCGTAATGTATAACGTGTCGCCCACCCACTCAAGATTCGCCGTGACCGATGAGGTTGGATCGGATATAGACATTTCATGATTATATCCGATAGCACTTCTCCACATCGCACTACCCATAGCAGTTATGCACGACGTAGCGGGTGTAGGGCTACCTGCTATTTTTGTGATCACGTCCGTCACCTGTATAGATATAGTGCCACCACCACCAGCAGTAACTTTAAGTATCGGTACTGGATCAGTGTCGACCGTATCAGAGAAATCAACTAGACAACCTTTACGCGCTAACGAATAGCGACCGCTCACAGCATCGCGTGGTTGTAACTCTGTATTCTTATTAACATAAATTGTATCTTGGATACGTTGAAAACCCGAGTCACGAGCATAACCACTACCCGAGTTAAAAAACACTGTCGGCGTATTGTCATCGTTAAGTACATTCACACGATTGCGATCTATACCTAAACCGATTAAATCCAGTCGAGTCCTTGAGTTAATCTTGTCAATCTCAACCGTGTAATCGACACCAGTAAACAAGTCGAAACCGTATGGAGCGTTGGTTATCGTGCAACCACCATCACCACCCAACTGTATAAGTGCTGGTACAGTACCAGCCGTAGCACCTAAACCGATACCAACAGGGCTTACTATTTCTAAACCGAAATGTAAGTCAGCATTTAAATAACTATCACAGTTTTCAGCACCACAACCGATAAGACTAACGCCACGCGCTCGATAGAAGTCAAACGCCCAACGAGGTCGATATTGTGTGCCAGTATTACCTAAACCATCACAACCAGTGGCGTTAAACGTAGAGTACCATAAGTCGTTAGACACCTTGTAACCGGCTTCACCAACTAAACGTACCCAACAATTTTCAATATTAAGACTTGTTGTTTCGCCGTCTGTATCGTTGTCGAAGTTACCAGCAAAGTGTAAACCGTAACGACCCACATCACTAAATAACACACGTGACATTGTGACCATGTACGCAGCCATTTTAATACAGTCAAGCACGGGACGTACGTAACAACCACCATTAAACCTAACGTTAGCAAGTTGTGCACCGTCGCTAGCGTGGATACAGTAGTCTAGCTTGTTACTAGCGTCTAAACCCAAACCGTCTACGGTTAAACCCCATTTAGAGGTTTGTGTATCGATGTAAAGGAGCGCGTCGCCCGTTTCAGTACCGTAATAACGAATATTAGCGTTACGGTCTCTAAAACCTTCGATTTTCATATTCGTCGGGTCTGAAATAACTAAACACGCTTTACGTGCCGCGTTACCGTTTCGACTTACCGTGTTTGGGTTAAAACTATTAATACCGTAGGCGTCCGCGTCAGGTGTTTCGCCGATGCGAATCGTATTACCGTTAATCTCTGCGTAGTTTATAGTGTTTTGAAACGCCACGCGGTTATCGGTTGTACCGTTGTCAGCTATCGCGCCGAATTTACGAACGTCAACCGTTTTACCTTTAAGGTTAGCTTGTACGTATGTCGTGGCGTTAATACTAAACACCGAACCACCGTCGTCAGTGTGTGAACCGGACGTTACTACGCCCCAGTTACCACCACCGTCCGAAACAGTGTTATAACCCATCCATATAACGCGTGACCCGATCATCTGCGTTAAGTCCACAGTGTTGCCGTTAATATCCGTACCGGCTAACATAGTAGTTACAGTCGCAAACGTAGTCTTAGATACGTTACGGTCTATAAGTTTTTTATGAGCTGTCAAACGCTGTGAGCTTACAGCTGTGTCAGGCGTGTTTGTAAAGGTCATGTCAACCTCAGCAGCTAACGCCTCGTCAAAACCTAGACGGTCGTTTTCAGTTACGGCTACAAGTGGTGAACCGTCGCGTGATGAACCTGGTACGGTTTCGTCTTTATACGAACCGCCTGGGTATTCAGTTGTGGCCGCGTTGGAGTATGCAGCGCCAAATTCTTGTACGGGTTTTAAAGGCATTTTCACATGCTCCGTTTAGTAAAGTGTTAAGAATAGACCGGACTGTGTTAAGTATCGCCCGTCGTCAGGTCTAGCTAAATACGTTGTCTCGTTGAAATACGCGCCGAAGTAACGACCGTATTGAGTACCATCGTTATATTGTACACCACTTCCGTACTGTGACGCATTACCTTCTTCAACGAAACCTCGAAACCGCACACCTTGTGGGCGCGGTACAATGTCAAAAACGTTAAGTATGTAACGCTCTTTGTTCGTTAAAGCGTTTTGGAATATCAAGCTGAACGACATGTCGTGGTGATCTAAAACTCGCGCATTCGTAGCATCACTTATAAATTGTATCGAGTCGACTATCGTATCGAGTGTCGCGTCTGAATTATTTTTTAGTATTTTAGACTTGATAAGTATTCGATATACATCATCGTCAACAGCCCCATCTACGATGAACGGTGGTGAAATTTCTTCAAACTTGGTTCGGTATTGTCGGCTTATATCCACAATGTTACCGATGACGTCAAGCTGAGCACCCTCATTAACGTCTATATCGTAGCTGAACCGAATGTCGTTAAGTACCGTTTCGATTTGTGCCGCTTGCGTGGGTAAGATGTTATACCACGCAACGGCTTTTGGTTTGTCTCGGTATTGCGCATAAATGCGATCGGGTGATATTGTCATGATAGAATCACCGTGATGTTATCCTCAGACCAGCGCGTCAATTCGTTAAACTCGATGGGTACTACGCCCGATGTGTAACCGTTAACGCTCATCGTGTTTATAAACGCGTTACCGTACTGACCAATCACCTGGTTAATAGGTGTGTCGAGTCGTCTTACAGGTACGTTGTCACCAATGTCGAAACCTGTGGAATTGAAACCGACCTCAGAGTCGATTAACGAACCTTGAGTATAGTCGATAATGGCCGCTTTTATTAAATCCTCAACGTCCACAGGTAACGAACCGTCATCAGTGATGTTTATAATTAACATCATGTCCACATATATCGGACGCGAGAAAGTTATTGTTGTGGCGTTGTTCGGGTATCTATCGTAAACACCCTCTACAGTGACGGGTGTACCAGCAATGTATAAATCACATCCTGGGTTTTTCTTAATGAATATCGCTTTTGCAATGTCAGCGTCTGCACCACCGTCTATAATAGGTGCCACACTGTGCTGAGTTAAACCGTTTTCATCAGTTACACTCGTGTAATTCTCATACACTCGCACACGCCTAACACCCTCAACGTCGAATAACTCACCCGTTATACTGTCGAGTTGGTTGTTACCTGGTCGCGCCACTGAACGACGGCGCTCAACACGTAACAACGAGTCGGATTGACGGTTAGTACCGAGCGTTGCGACCGTTGGGTTAGTAACTGATTGCCACCCACCTACTGTGTTCACAATTTTAGTTATCGTACCGATACTAGCGGGTGTTGCGCCGTTAGTCGTACATGTCGCTGTTGCTGTTGCTGTACCACCTGTAATCGTGACGTCTGAGTCGATTGTCCATTGTGAACCGTCTGATACAGACTCCACAATTTTACCAGCTTGTACAACCGTACCGTTCACACCGGTTAAAGTTAGCGTTACGCTTGACGGTGTACCTTCACTGCGAGTAGTACCCGTGAGTGAACATAGTATGTTTAAGTCGACGTCTTTAGCCTTGTTAGGGTCTTTCGAGTTATACGCTTTTTGCGCTAGCTCGTCGAGGTTTGCGAATATTTCAGCGTCCGACGCGAGTTTTAAACCGTCAGGACTTGACGGGTCTAAGTTCCAATTCGGATCGATGTCGAGGTAAAGCTGCTGTTCTTCCGCGTACCAAGTGTTTTGATTTTTAAGAACGTAACCGTTGTACGTAATTTCAGCCATGTTAAACGCTCACTGTAAAATAAGTTGTACCGTATTGTGTAAGTATACCAGCCGAAACACTATACACACGTGTATTTATGTCGAAATCCGTACTAAACTCGACAAGCTGTTCGACGCCTTCGGTACGTACGATACGTGATTTTATGATCGCTTCTTTGCTCGACAGCGTACCTTCTTTACCAAGTATAGACTCCCACCAAGGCGTACCGTCCGTCACGTCGCGGAAATACTCGCCAAGGAATAAACGTAAACGCGTCTGTACAGTTTGCGCGATTTCTTCACGCTCTGTTGCGAATTGTTGGCCGCTTGTCGAAATGTCGCCACCTGCGTCTAGTAATCTAACAGTCATTATAATGCTCCACTGTTGCCGGACTTGAGTGGCGAGTCGGTCGAATCGATGTAAGTACCCTTATCGTGCGTATGGTCTTTAACTTCTTTACCTGCTACAACAAGCGACGAGCTACCCGTAACGATAGGTGCTTGAACTTGCACAGGGCTTGACGCTGAGCCGTCCGACAGGATTTTGAAACCGTTAATGTTCACAACTCCAGCGGTACTTACTGTTTTATTGTACGCACCGTTTGTCTCACTCATCGAGCCGTCAGCGTTAACCACACGTGTGAAGTTACCATTCGTTTCGGTGATAGCCCCGTCGGGTGAGTCGGTGCGCGTGACCGTGCCATTAGTCGTTTCGATTGTTCCGTCGTTCTTTAACCACACGTAACGGGTACCATCTTTACTACGTAAACGAATACCGTTGTTAGCATGGTCGATAATTACTTTAGGTTGTGAACGTACACCAGGAATGAAGACCGCATCGCTGTAATCGTGGAAACGTAAGATAGGGTTTTGAGCGATACCGCCCGTCGTTTTCCATCCGTCGATACAGCGTTGCGAGAATAATATTTGCCCTTCGTCGTTAGGGTTTATTTCGTATTCTTGAAAATACTCACCACCACCGATAAACGCGACAGGTACTTCAATAAGTGGTGGTGGGCTGAACTCAGTACCGTTAACATCTATACGCACCACACCGATTTGTATCTGGGCGTGTTGAGTCACAGGGTCAAACGCTATCACGTGGCCAGGTATAGATGTTGCGATGTCTTTCATCGCTTCGAGCTTAGCGCGTTTAAACGCTTCGGTTAGAGTTGCTTTAATCGTCATAATATCCACAGTATAACACTGCACCGCGGATAATTTAAAATTTATTTGTGTTTAAGTGTTGACACAATCGTCACCATGGGCGATACTGAACTCGTTGAATAGATATTGTGTGTTTTCTTTATTGATTATCAATACGGATTACCTCTATATAGACCTCACCCGCTACCCATAAGAACAGCGCCCTGCGTGAGGTCAGTCAACTATTTAACAAAAAGGTACTTAGTACCAATACGACTTACGGTTTCTCACGCGTGTTTTATACACCTGAGATTTGCGATTGTTAAATAGTGACTAAGATGTGAATATCGAATCGTAACTGAGGAGGTGGTCAATATCTCGGGGCTATGACCGATAGATTAGCGAGACTTAACGACTGTTGAACAATAGACGGTGGGTCGATTTAGAATGTAACGGGTTAACAGTGTGAAAGTAAATTAGCCCATTTTGAAGCGGTCAACAAAGTAACGCTGTTAACACCGATACATTCTGTATCTTCGACTAGACGAAAGTCTAATACTTAAGCTTATTATAAGGGTAAGTATTTCTTGGGAAGAAGTTGTTTCAACCCCGCTTCACGGCGGGGTCTTTTCAGAATGTAACGGTGTGCAATGACCAACGGCGTAGGATGACCCACAAGCCCGTAAATCGATAAGAGTCATGCATCATTGCACACCGATACATTTTAAACGTTAAACACAGGTCGAGCTATAACGCTGGTAAGTTGGATTGTTACCGTACGGCTGTAACATGTTAATAGTATCTCCACACCTCTCAACTCGTACCACGTATCCCCGTAATCTTATTCGACCAAGCATCACCCCACGTGTCTCCCGTATACGCGATACGGAAAATATTATACTCACCTTGCCCCGCACTTTCAGGAATGTCGCGAAAGTATAGGTTGCTGAAGTTGTAACGCTTTAACGTTGAGTCGATACGAAACCGTCCACCGATACGAATCTTAGGGTTTAAACGTGTTACAACGTCCGCGCCGACTTCGGTTATTTCTGGTATACCTTCCATACCTGTCAATTGTGAAATTACGTTCACAGTGCCTTCACGATACGAGCCTTTACGTACTATGACTAGCTTATCGTTCTCGATAATGTAATCAAACTTGTGAGTGTACGCGAGCTTGTCTAGTAATACGCGCGGATCACCTTGTAACGTTGGCCCGTAAATGTAAAGTTCTAAGTCGCTGAACTGCGTATCGTCCATTACAATCGGATAACCTAACGCACCTCCACATGAGCGAATAACGTCTGTAACGGCCGTACCGTTACCTAACGTTTCGTTAATCTGCGTTTGTTCGTCAGTAAGCTTACCACCGCGGCAAATTACACGTGTGATTGTGTCAGGTCCGCGTCGGTCTCGTATAACGTTGCGTATCGTACCTACAAAGATTGTATCAACCGATTCAACGTAACCTGCGCGAAAACTTAACGACTTGCCACGCTTAAACGCTCTGTTCGCTGTATCTTCGCTGAGGTTGTAAAACGCTAAGTCTGCATAACTCGTATAGCCGCCGAAGTCGTGAAGTATCTCAAACGTACATTTAAACTGTCGACCCGACGTTTCGGCTATGAACTCCGACCCGTCGATATCCACGCTCCAACGTCTATCATTGTATTTCATCGTCGGACACCCATATCAGTTTGTTATTAATGCCGAGGTTATCGAGCGTTACGTCTGAACCAACGAAATACAACGAACCAATATCAGCCTCGTAATTTTCAGTTATCTCAGCGCCCGGTTCGAGCATAGCGCCCGCGATGAGCGTCACACCTTCTCGACTAATATCACACGACCACGCTGGGCCCGATTCGGTTATATAATTCAATGTGAACTCTAGGAAGTTATCACCTAGTTGAATACTGAATATTTGGTGCGCGTTCGCAGCGCCGTTTTTAAGTGGTACGCCGATAATACTCATATGTCCACACCGTTAAATACTGGAAAATCATCTTGTAACAGTTTGTACGTGTCGTCCGTTAAAACGAACGGTTCAGACTGACCGAGGTTTTTAGTCGAGCTAGCTTGTGACGCGCTTGGGTCGTCTTGGTTCAATTGACTGTCGTTAGGTTGATTAGCACTTAACGCTGTTGTTAGCGTGAAATATTCTTGTAACTCCGCTTCGAATATCAAACCCCCTTCGTTCTCAGGGTCTTTCGTGCGTCGAATGTCAGTTATGATCATGTCGGTGAGTTGTATATCACCCGCGTCAATATCGAACGGTTCACCCTGCGTCATTAAGTCGGTTAAGTAATTTAACGCCGCCGATGCGCGCGCTTCTTTACTACCTGCAAAATAATTAGCAACCGCGTCAACACCTACCGCCGCTAACGGCCCACCAACGTTACTAATCGCACCACCCGCAGCACCCGCCAAAACGCCCTCAGCACTGAACGGGTTGTTACTGATTGCTCCGATTATACGCCAGCGAAACGGTTTAACGATTCGGTGGTCGCTAACACGTGCACCTATTTCCACAGTGTACCCCGTGACCTCAACGCTAGCTTCGAACGTATCTTCGAGTACCGCGTCAAACTCTAAACCGCCTAACGTGGGTGATTGAGGTGTGAATATATTTAAGAGTGACATTTAGCCTCCCGTGTTAGACGATATGTCGTCTATAACTGTTTGTGCCATACCGTCCACAACGTTAACCACTCTACGGTCTATCACAGCACCGTCAAGTACGACAGGTATCTCAATCGTCTGACGTTGTGGTACAGTCTGACCGCTCGTAGCACCTCGACGTTGTGAAGCAAAGTCGATACTACTCAGGTTATTTTGTGGAGACCACATCGAGCTTTCAGACGCACCGTATTGACCTGGTGCACCGTAGTAACCCGCGTCAACTTGTTTTTGGAACGTGGGTGTAAAGCCACCCGCTACCGCTTCGGCGTCAAGTGCGGCTTGTGCCTCGTCGTTACCGAACGACGCAAGCACGTGTGCAATTGAGCGACCCAAATCGGTTTTGTAATCGTCGGGTAAGTATTCGTTTATCACAGTGCCCGCAGCGTATCCACCCGCAGCCGCAGTCGCAACGCCTGACACACTAGCGGCACCCGCAGCAACACCAGCAAGCCCTTTACCTATTAACGGTATGTAACGAGACATAGCGGCTAACGTGCTTAACGCAC